ATTGAAAAATTAAAAGATGCAAATAGAGAAATGAAATATACAAACGGTAATGGGGGTTACGCACAATGATAGAAGCTGTGATAGGATTACTTATGTTTGTAAACGGAGAGATCAAGGAGGCACGTTTGCAGCCCTCGATGGCAATTTGTTTACGCGGCAAGCGCGAAGCTGAAAGACAGTATTCAGAAACTGTGTCTTATAAATGTTGGAAAGGTGAAGCAGAATTAGAGGATAATATTGATGGCTCAAAATCAATCAAAAAACTCATCATCGAATAAAGTTGCAAAACATTTAAGAGATAGACGGTACCGTCAGATTGTGATAAAGAATAAGAAAGCTTATGACAGAAAAAACTTTTCTAAAAATTTATCCCGATATAGTTAACGGTGTGTGCCCTTCATGCACTGAAACTACAATGTTGGTGGGTGTAACAAGAGATTATTATCGATGTATAACGTGTGGTACAGATCTACAACAACACATTAATGGTAAGATAACTTATCTACCTGTAATGGTAGCCGGTAATGTAAAAGACCCTTTTAACGATGTCAAAAAAGAAACCTAAATTTGGTGTCAACCCATACGTGCATAATAAACCTCGTAAAAGACCGGGGCGGCACAGTAAAAAACCTAATAAAGGTAGTCGAAAAAAGAAATATCGTGGCCAAGGTAGAGGTTGACAAACATCCCTAGATATCCTACATTGTCAGTATGAAAGAAAAAATAATAACTATAAAACCAAAAGGTATATCACAAAAACAATATGCTAATTTGTTGTTGGAATTAAACCTTGTCAAAACAGCCTGGAAACCTTATGGTGTCGATCTTCAAATATCTGCACCTGGTTTAAAGAGTGCTTTGTTTTGGGGTACTAAAAGATATGAGAAGCCTTAGAGAAATAGACGAAATAGCGAATCTATGGAATAGGACTAAAGAAGAAAAATATCGTATACTTTGGTACAAAAAAATAAGGGAGTGGGCTAATGGCAAAAACTTTAGTGATACTGATACTACTGTTCGATGGGACATTAATAAAAGAAAGTCTTGATTTTACAAGGCCCATGGAGGTTCACGAATGTCTTATGTACGGAGATGAGCATAGAGAAGAGATTGCAACCTACAAAGAATTTAACGATCCAAATAAAAATGGATGGTATTTAAATGATGGTCGAGGAACTATACAAGGTTTTATTTGCGAGTAGTTTAGTGCTGCTCTTATATGTACCTATAATTTTATTATTAATGATGTGGAGTAAAGAAACACCTACCCTTGAAAGAGGGAAAGATAAGGGTAGGTAATGGTGAGAAGATTCTTGCCATTACCACAATTTAGCCATATTGTCAAACGACTTCTCTTTCTTCACATGCAAACGTAACGTAAATTCTATTTCGTTCAAAAATTTTTACATCATACTCACTTAACAAAGTATGTGCATAGTCATAACCATACAACGCACACTTGCTATAGCTATCAAAAGTCTTTGTCGCGTTCGGTAAATTGATGCATTGTTGTGCTGTTGCCGAACACACCATAAGTGTAAAAATAAATACTTTTATCATTGACAATCCTTGAAATTATCCTATATTCTACGTTAACAAATGAAAGGAAACACGCATGACAGACATGAGTAAATACAAAAATGTTTCACTAACCAAAGAAACATACAAGATATTAGAATCGTTATCAAAGGTATTATTGCCCGATGCTAAATTATCTATATCAAAAACAATTGAGTCTTTAGCTAACGAGAAAGCGAGAAAGTTAAATGGCAAAGTTAAAGGTAAATAGAATCATTAAAATAATATGCCAAACCTGTAAGGGGAATGGCTACGTTAAAGTCCCGGACGCTGAAGATATTCGAGAAATGAATGTACATCAATGTTGGGATTGTGATTCAGAAGGTGAGTTTTATGAGACAAATGATAATCTTATTGATGACGGTGACAGTGATGATTATACTTCTAACAAGTTGCACTAGAATGCAGTTTGATAGTTTTGATCCAACCACATCAACTTTAAAATGGGTAATTAGTAATGAGAGAAAGTGATATAGCATACATAGCGGGACTGTTTGATGGCGAAGGCTCAGTCACGTATAAAAATTATATGAGAAGAAGAACGAAGAAAGAAAAAGCCTATCCAACTTGGAATATACAATTAGAAGTATCGATGACGGAGGAATCTATCATTCGATGGTTACATGAAGTTTTAGCTGTAGGTTCTGTTAGTAAAAGACCGCCTCATAAAAATTCTATGGGTCGTAAAATGCAATGGCGATGGAGATGTAGTCATAGAGATGCTTTTCAAGTGTGTTGTTTGATTTGGCCTTATGCTCACATCAAACTTCCTAAGATTAAAAAAATTATAGATCATTATGCAGAAAAAGATGGTAATGATAAAGTTGTAAACTTAGATGAATATAAAATGCGCAAGGCTATGATTTATGAATAGAAAAAAAATATTTGAACGGAATCCTGATACGGGTGTTATTCGTTGGCGCTACATAGATGAATATTATCATCTGTTCACTTGGCCTTATTATGGAAGAATATTAAATGAAAAGAAAAGTAAAAAAAGAAAACTACGAAGTTCTGTATGATTGTATTGTAAGCGATCAAGTCCCTGCGGATGAGATTGCTGAATACTTTGAAGATGAAGAATTTTATATGTATTATAAGGAGAAAAGTCGTGAAAGATAAAATCATGTATAAAATTTATAATTGGATTACAAGGGTTAGTGGTAAGATAAACTCTTGGGCTTGGGTAAATTCAGTTGTCTTACATAGAAACATTAAAAGTGAAGATTGGATAAAAGGATATAATAAATGGAAAAGAAAAAAGTAAAAGGTCGAATGTGGGACGGTAAGTCGAGAGTGGTAACGGACTTATACCGTAAACGATTTAACGAGATCTTTGGTAAGAAAGAAGAGGAAGAGATGGATCCCGAAGATGCTGAATACTTAGAAGAATTAAAAAAGAAATTATGATGTCAGATAAAGATATAGAAGAATACCATAACATTGGTCGAAGTATCAAACACAATGGTAAGTATAACTATGTGGATGCTACACGTGCCGAGGAACACGGATCACGGACCTATGATGTAAATGGTACTAGACTTCCATCGGTAACTACGATATTAGGCGCTACCAAAAATCAACAATTCTTAAAAGATTGGAAGGCCAAAGTTGGAGAACAAGAGGCAGAACGAATCAAAAATCTTAGTAGTAGGCGGGGAACATCCATGCACAAATTCTTGGAGTCCTATATTACAGGCGTTGGCTACGATGATCTTACAGAACTCGGACAGGCGGCGAAGCCCATGGCCGAAAAAGTTATTGAAGTGGGTCTTGCACCGGTTGAAGAGTATTACGGCTCAGAAGTCACGTTGTATTATCCTGGGCTATACGCTGGGTCTACTGACCTGGTTTGTAACCATAATGGTTTGGAGACTATTGTAGATTTTAAACAAGCCAATCGTCCAAAGAAACTAGAATGGATCGATGACTATTTCTTACAAATTGCTGCATACTGCATGGCGCATGACTACGTACACGGATCGAACATAGAACAGGGTATCATAATGGTTTGTACACCTGATTTATATTATCAAGAATTTAAGGTTGAGGGAGCTGAATTAAGATCATGGAAACATAAGTTTTTGAAAAGATTGGACATGTATCATGAATTAAAATTTGATGAAAAGGAGAAAGCAAATGTCAACATTACCGAAGAAGATTTTAAGAAATAAAATCCTAGAGATACACGCTGAGTGGTTAAAAAAAGAAGGCCAATATGTTAAAGCAAAAAAGTGCATGGACCAAGCAGCATTGTTCATGGATCAGAGTAAAGACATAAGACAAAGGAGGAAGAGATGAAAGATAGCTTGTTTAGAACGCTTCTAAAGAGGTATGATGCACAGATTGAGGACGCACTGTACAAGATTGATGCCCTGGATGAGAACAACATAGTCATACCGGAGCATGTGGACATCACAGGCGAAGTTGACAAACTGTTACAAATTATTTCAGAAGCTGAGGATAAATTGGCGGCTTTGCGTCAACATTATGGCAAGAATGAGGCAAAGAGAGTACTATAGTGTTTTAAAAAGTTTGAAAAAAAAATATTTTTTTTCATTCAAAAAAAGTGTACTTTTTGTACTTTTGTATCTAAATACTTGATATTATTGACTTTTAGGTGGACAAAAGACGGTACAAAAGACGTTTTATGGTACAGATTATTTTGTCCACCTATAGGCAATATAGGTAATACAGAATGCCCTACGCGCGCGAGTTTGGTTTTGTTTTGAATTTTTTTAAACTTTTTAGATCTCTTATAGTATGCTAAAGACTGATTATGCCTAGGAAAAGAAGAAAAGCTGTTGTCTCAATTGGAACTCCCGACATACCTTATCCGAAAGTCAGAGTGGAGTGGATCGACTGTGTGAGTGACTCTGGCTGGGCCACAGACAAAGAGTTTGATAAAATGAAATTAGCAAGACCTGTTAATGAAGGCTGGTTGTATTCAAAGGACAAGCACGCTGTAAAACTTTTTGCTTCTTACGATAGAGAGGATGATGGTAGCTTTACTTTTGGGGATCGGACGATGATTCCACGGGCTTGGGTAAAGAAGATTCAGAAGATTTAGATGGAGTCACATCAATTATCTGTGCGTAATCGTCTATTATTTGTTTCATTTTCGCTTCTAATTCTTGCTCTGATAGGTCCTCTAACTTACCTGTTTTTATTATTTTTCTGTCTATGTACAGCCCTGCTGCTTTGCCTCTGTTTGTTTCCGCATTCACAGCTGACGAAAAAGATCCTTTCTTCAAAGCTGCTTCCCTAAGTCTTGCAAGCTCTGCAACGTGTCCTTCGTAAGTCACTTCGTGTTTTCTTAATCTTTCTTCTTTTAATTCACCGATGTATTTTACAACAAGTGGTGACATTCTTGGGTTTGTTAATTCTGATCCTTCACGCATAGCTCTGTCTTTACTGTAGCCAGCAGCAATAGCTGCCTCACGTTTAGTCATAGGTCCATCCGGTCCTCCGAATACTAAATGCTCGGCAAACCTTTGTTGCATTTCTGTTAATCTTTTTGGTACACCCATAGTTGACAATTTAAGGGAACTATCCTATAAAGTCAATATATGAAAGATGACAGAAGCGACTTAGATTTAACAAAACAAATCGACCAATTAAAACTTCAGGTTCGTTTTTTAAACGAACAGTTACAGTTTGCAGCGACTCGTATAAAAGATTTAGGAGAGATCAACGAAGGTCATCGTGAGTTGAATGGTAGACTTCGTGTTGAGATAACTCGTTTGGAGAAATCTCAGTCTGAACATGAGTCGGATAAAAATCTCTTGCAAGGTTATAAAAAAGTGATAGAGGATTTATCAGACAAGTTAAGACGAAAAGAGTCATGAGAGTACAAGACTTGCAATTGTTCCTTGGTCAATTTACGAAAGGGTCTGACGCAATTAAGAATGCTCAAATCTACGTAGAACGAGATGGAAAGTTGTATCAGATCAGACGAATGGAAGTGCACGAACATACAATTCCAATCGTGGGTCAACCCGGTCATAGTGCACACAGACTAGTTTTAAAAACAGAAAAACCTTCGAGTCTTATATTGCCTGACAAGCTTCAAAAGGACTACTAAGTTCCCTTGAAACCTGAACGTAAATTATATGAAAAACTTAAAAAGAAAATTAGCAATATATCTTGGATTCGACTTGAAAACCTTAGCTCTGTTGGTACTCCCGATCTATTGGGTTATAATGATAACGGCACCTTTTTCACAGTAGAACTCAAGGTATGCAAGGGGAATAAAATTAGATTCTCACCACACCAAATTAGCTTCCACGTGAAGCATCCTAACAACTCATTTATCTTGGTAGAGGCCCTTGGTCCTTGCTCCACAAATCGTTTTCATTTGTACCGTGGTTCAAGAATCATGGAGCTTGAAGCTTGTGGCTTGAAGCTTGAAGCTTGCTGCTTGGGGCTTGAGGCTTGTAGCTTACTCTTCAATAAACTTGGCGCTTGAAGCTTGGTGCTTGGAGCTTGTATATTGTTTTCGAACTCTTTCTAAATTTATTTTAAGATCTACAGCTTGGTGCTTGGTGCTTGGAGCTTGTGGCTTTTGGCCCGGACCAGGACGCACGCTGTCTCCAACGTCGACTGTTTTTTGACTGCTAATGGCCTGATCCGATTTCTTCACAAGTGAAGCTCTTAATTTTTTATAATAGTTTGGGTGTTTCCACATTAATGTTTACCGTATGCAATATTTTTAACGGACCTGTCCCAGCAAGCTCGACAGTCACGGCATTTGTTGCCTTGATCTGGGGCGGGGCAGCTCCTTTTTTCCTTCGTCACAACTGTTGAAGTCCAGGGCCAGAACTTAACTGGTCCCTGGTCTATCATGTGAGAGGAAACTCTAATTATTAAATTTGGCGGAACTGTGTCCGGATTTAAATCTTTTATAAATTGTACTTCTCTGGTTGGCATCCAGTGCTTGGTGCCCGGTGTCCTGTTACATACTTCGAATATGTTTTTTAGGTGCTGTGCGCTCTGGATGTCTCCGGAGTCGTGCCAGCGAAAATGTTTGTGTTCCTTGATCAGGGTTACCATAGCGGTGACCCAGAGCGGGTGCTCTAGAGCTGCCAGTCTCCTGTCCATTGCTTCTCGTACGTTCCTGAATCGGTATC